CTTTTTCCACGTCCCATATTAAAGTATCGGCTTAATGTCAGTTGAAGATTTAGGACCAACTAGGTCCGTTGGTGGCGTTGGAATTGCATCTTTAATCGGCCGCCAAAGATGCAATATATGTTCTCCGGCATTTACATAATTATCTTCGGATGGATGAAGCTGCATAACAGTCTCATCTTCTGTCCAAAAGACTTGCTTTATAAATGCCATTTCTTCCCATCTTGGGATACGTGAATAAGATTCATCCTTCTGTGACTTGACAGTTACAGATACATGTTCCCATTCAGTGTTTGCCGCATCTTCCCCTAAAACATCGGTTTTACCATCATGAGCAATAACCTGTAAATACTCATAGGTAAAGTTGCTATGAAAGTATATATCCTTACATGGTATCATGAAAGCACCAACAGGACCATGCTCATCTTTGCTGGCAAACGCTCCTGTTTTAATGCGGTATCGAGATAAAGCTGAAACTCTTTGCCTCATTGTACCTAGCTGTTTGTTTAAGAGTGTAACTTATGATCGAGTCCACCATCATGCTTTGCTTGCATCATCCACATGCGCCAATACATCCAGAATAAGAACCATTCTATCTTCGTAGGTTCACGTCCCAAACATCGTTTAAGCCAACTCTTTTCATCATCGTACCAGGATTGTGGAAGAACAGTTTTAAGTTCTTCTCTGCTATTAACATCCCTATAACCATCAGGGGCATTATCCCATGCATCACGTACAGCTTCGCGTGCTGCATCACATATGTACTCAAGTTCTATGCTTTCGGGATAGGGTGGCGTAGTACGTCCGTTTTGCATATCTAGCTTAGGTCTTTTGGTGGCATAATGAAAGAAGAAGTATCACAAACACCATTGCACATCTTGTATAGCTCAAATGGCTCAACATCTTCGAGATTCACCACAAGTTTTGCCCTTCTGGTGTACACTGATATTTGTTCCTGATGAGGGTCGTATGATATACTGACAACACCCTGTATATCACGACTAATCTTCTGTATAATGTGCTTTGCTTGCCTCTCTGTCATAGTGCACATAATTGTATGTTAAGAAATACAAACGAGTAGGAGCTTCACTGTATACGTATACATCATAGATATAGTAAAGTTTCGTGGGGCTGAAACGTCGCCCAGGTGACTGGTTTGCTACGTGCGCCACGAGGCTTGCCCAGGATCGGCGCAAATTGCATCGTAGTGGTATGCTAAGGGTAGGGGTTCCGTCCTCTTAGAATCAAAAATTAGCAGTCTGGTGGCTTGTCTACATCGCGGGAACTACAACATTGTATAACTATTGTAAACATTAGTCAGGGTATACAAATTAGAAGGTTTACAAAACATTGGTACTTAGTCATGCCTAACGCTTTTGAGGGAATGATCCCAACAGCACAACGACGAAAAAGGGTAATGGAACTTAGGAGAAAAGGTGTATCTCCAGATGATATAGCAGAAAGGTTACTTGAAAAGTGGGGTGGAAAACATCTTCCAAGTGGTTGGGATCATCGGTATGTTCAGAAAGACATTAAAAGGGAGTGTGATCGTTGGCGTAAAGAATGTAGAGAAACAAGGAAAGAATACGTTGAGCTAGAGTTGCAACGTTTAGATGATCTTCTAAACCGACTTTATAAGGAGCTGGAGAACAACTTCAAGAATAGCATTGTAGATCGTATTATTAGGATCATGGAGAGACGTGCCAAATACTTAGGTCTTGATGATCCTGATAAGATTGCATTTACAGATCCAGATGGAGAAGAGATTGGATTCTCATGGGCAGATCCCAATGAAGCTCCTGAATGGAAAGGTAATAAAGAAGAGGATAAGAAGTTGCAATCGTCGGATTCTCACACGAATGGTACACCTGATGCAGATAGAGATTGATAAGAAAGATGCAGAGAGATTGCTGTATCTTCTTGAGTCTCTTGCACCCAAAATAAAGGCATATGAAGGATTACGCCATCGTTTTACGGAGGCGTACATACATAGTGTAGTAGAACATACGGCCGAAGAAGAAAGAGATAGGGTAATAAAATACCTTAATAAGAATAGAGGACGTTTAGGCAAAAGGCATATAGAAAATGCGTAAGATTAACCCTGCATATGCTCCTGCCTTTCGTACACGTAAAAGGTATGTATTCGTTTATGGTGGTGCAGGTTCAGGTAAATCCGTATCCCAAGCTCAAAATTGCATACAAAAGTGCCTCCAGAATGAGCACCAAAAGATCCTGCTAACAAGGAAGTTTAAGACTGATGTGCGAGATAGTAACTTCGCACAAACAAAGAAAGAGATTAGAGAAGCAGGATTAAGTGAGAAGGTAAAGATTAGGGAAAATGCAATGGAGTTTGAGTTCCATAATGGTGCTCAAATCTTGGGTAGAGGATTGGATGATTCAGAACGTATTAAAAGTATGGAGGGACTTACTACCATATGGATTGAAGAAGCAAACGAAATAAGTGAGAAAGACTTTGATAACCTGGACCTACGTTTACGTGGTAGCATACCTGTAGACTTCCAGATTATACTAACATTCAACCCGGCAATTGATAAGAGTCATTGGATTAGACGAAGATTCTTTACCGGGAATAAGATAGATCATCCTGATGCATTTGCATTGAAGACAACATACAAGGATAACATCTATGCCGATAAGAAGTATGAAGAGATACTATATAATCTGGATGATGAAATGCGTGCTATATACATGCACGGAGATTTCTACGACGTTGCAGATCCAGATCAAGTAATAAAAGACCGTTGGATAGATGATGCATTTAACCGAGATCCAGAAGATGTTGCAGATGGGCCATTCAAGTTAGGTGTTGACGTTGCACGTAAAGGTGCCGATAAAACATCTATATGCTTAATGAATGGAGACACTGTTATATTACTTGAATCCAGAGAAGATCAATCAACATCACAAACAGCAAGGGATATAATCGAGATCGTAGACACTTACGGAATAATTGATGTAAACATTGCTGTTGATACAGTAGGATTAGGTGCAGGAACAGCAGATACATTAGAAGACAATGACATATCAATTACACCTTTCATTGCTGGTGGGTCAACAGTACAAGATGAGATTGCAAGAGAGAGTTTCTTCCAGTTTAAGAATATAAGATCACAAGCATGGTGGTACCTTCGGACGAAGATGCAGAAGGGGCAAATAGCATTTGCAATTGATCCCAATACTGCCGAAGCTCAACGATTGCGAGAAGATTTAACGGCACCCCGTTATAGGATTAAAGGCGAAAGAGAGATAGAGGTTGAACCTAAACAGGGTAACTCTAAATGGGGATTAAGAGATCGCCTAAGTCGTAGTACAGATGAGGGTGATAGTTTGGTACAAGTAAATATGGTATCGAGAATGGGCAACAGAGTTGATTATTCAAACGTACTAGCATAGTGACATGCTAAAGGCTTTCGGAAGTGCACTATCAAATGCATGGAGATCCGTCAAAGAAACACTACGGTTATCTACTGCATCAGATTGGTTCTCATATGGTACTACGCAATGGGGTACCGATTGGAGCCAAGCATCATATAATAAGATGGTCAAACTTGCATCACGGAATCCCGTGGCAAGAAGGGCTATTGACTTTATAGGTGAGAACCTAGCCAACATTGAGCTAAAGGTTCAGAAAGTAGATGATGAAGGTGAGACAGAAGACTTAGGTGAACATCCTATCCTAGAATTGCTCCGTAAACCGGCCGGACCTAGCAACTATCGTTATACAAAAGAATGGTTGTTTAAGGGTATGGTTTGGGCAATGATGGGAGGTGGTGAATATTGGTTGAGAAGTATATCTCCAGAAGGAGGATTGAATCAGGGTCAACCTCGTATGTTGAAACTATACGATCAATCCGACTTCATGGATTTCAAGACAGACCAAGATGGATTTGTAAGTGGATATAGACTTCGGGAAGAGCGGCCGAATCATATGTCTAAAACTGTCGAAGGTGATACGGAAGAAATACTTCATGCATTTAACTATAACCCCAAGAATAAGTTTAGGGGATTAGCAATCCTTTACTCTGTACTTCGACAATTAGACATGATCGAAGATGCAGATGAGTGGAATAAAGCTATTTCCCAAAGTAAGGGTCAAGTTCCTGGTTTCTTTCAACCAGAAGGATTAGATCCAACACAAACACTTAATCCCGATACCAGAAGGCAAGCACAAGAACAGATTGACGAGCACATAAATAATAGTAGGAAGGGAAATAAATGGCATGTGCTGTCTGGTGCATATAAACCAATAGACCGAAACATTACCCCAAAAGATGCAAACTGGATTGAGGGTTCAAAGTATTTCGGACGTTTGGTATCAACAGGCATCGGAATTGATCCTGTACTCTTAGGTGATAATGCAGCTCAAACATATGACAATTACAGGACGGCACTCTTAATTGCATATACAACAACGATCCTACCTTTACTTGACTTTATTCTATCATCCCTAAATCGTTGGTTGACACCTAAGTTTGCAGATGGGGATAATAGAGTACAATTAAGTTATGATCCAATGCAGATAGACGCATTGGAAGAAGCTAACCTTAAGAAGATCGCTAGGATTGTAGAGGCAGTTGGTGGTCCTGTTCTTACACCAGATGAAGGTAGACAAATTATCGGATATGACACTGTTAATGCAGATGCACTTCTCTGGAAGTTTAATGTCCAGACTCACCGTGACATCTTTAGTAACGTTGACATTGACAGTGGAGTAGAAAACGTACAAAGCATTAGGGAACTGGATGATGACCAGATGCAGAAAGAGTTAGATCGGATATTGGGTAATACAGTTTCCACAAATGGACAGCACAAATAAAAAAGGTGGGTACCCACAATTAAAGTGAGTACCCACCTAAAAGAATCATATGTTGAGACTTAGGGTGTTACTCACCCTTCATGTAGTCCTCAACATCACTCTTAGTTACACGTCCGTCTTTACCCGAACCTTGTACATCGGAAAGGTCGATACCATTTCCAAGTGCAAGATCCAAAGCTGCATCAGTTGCATCAACATCATCATCAGCAACATCAGCAAACGGATTCTCATCATCATCTGCCGATGTATCATCACCATCACGCAGGTATTCATCACCATCGCGTTGGCGAACAATGGCCTTATAAAGACCATCCTCCTTTTTGGCAGATCGTACAATAACATCCTCCTTGCCAAATCGACGATACATCAGATTGCGAATGTTCTGAACATCGTTCTGCTCAAGCCCATCGAGAACGATGCTTTCATCATCAGCGAGTTCTGCCCATTGACGTGCAACAGGTTCGTACTCTGACTTACGTCCTCTGGTTGTAGAACCAATTGCCTGGTTTGCTTCCTTGTTGGAAACTACTTCAAAATTGAGATCGCCCATAATAAGATGGGGTGTTTAGATTAGAGTATTAACACGATAATCGGACATAACAGACTTAGCAGCTATAATCCGACGTACCCTGCAATACGGGCCTGCGTAGGTATAGATCCGCAGTAATTCACCTTTGCATATTCTTCACATATGTCGAGCACAATTGCAAGATTTGTTCTCACCTGCATCATATGTTCACTTTCAATGTCCAGTGTATCTTTTGGACAAACAGTGAACATTGACAGTATTCAAGCCTTTCTAGGTAGGGATAAAGATTGCAGCGACTTTACGGGATTGGTTGATGCACAGTCTCATTACCGTGCATTGCAGATCATCGTTGGAGATCCTACAGCAGATCCCCACCGTCTTGATGGGGATAACAATGGGTATGCATGTGAAGGATTAGATTATAACCGAAAGATTGTATATGCAGAGGGATGGTGGGTTCGTACAATTGAAGTGCTACATTCAGCACATTGCGATGCATTTGCAGGTACAATAAACATACAGGAGTTTGAGCTTCAAATGAGACGTGCACCATTTAATCAGCAAGATTACATGCCTACAATAAATGAGGCAGAGTGTCTTGACACATTGTATGAAATATACTCCTACGAAGAATGAACAAGGATTGTAACTGTTGTTGCTGCAAAAGAAGACAGGAACAAGATCGTAGGATAGAAGAGGAACGTAAAAATGGTAAAGGTCTACTTGAAGAATCATCTGGTAAAACAAGTGCAATGAGGGTTATGTCATTCATTGCATTATTTGCAGCAATAGGTTACACTTATATGGTTCTATCTAAGGAAGAACCATCCAACTTTGGGGTATTTATTATAACTGGATGGCTTATTGCATCTTTTGCTCCAAAGGCAATACAGAAGTTCGCTGAAAAAGACATACTGCAATCAAGATGATTTGCACGGTAAAGGCATATGCACATTATATAGATGAGCATCATGAAGTGGTTGAAACAAGAGTGATAAATCACAGTCAATCATTTCTAGTGCATTACATGATATATAAAGATGCAGACAGGATTGAATATGAATATCCTGATACAACAAACGTGTATGAGAATATGTTCACCGAATACGAATACATGAGCAACTAAGATGTGTATTTTATGTGACCACAATAAGATTACAGCAAAAAGCCTAGATACGGAAGACCGTCGTATCTTAGGATACATTGGTGCTGTACGTAGAGGTATATATCATAACAATAAGCACCAAACAAAGGATCATGAAATATCTGAATCAGCCTTAGTTGCAGAGTGGAAGTCTATAGATGCAATTAAACAGCAACAGGAAAAGCCTTTACGTAGGGATCTAAGAAGGTTATTTAAGAAGCAAATATCAGAGTTAGTTCAGAGTCTAAGAGACAAGGTAGGTGTAAAAGGGTTTCGTAAGATGGCAACGAAGCCTGAATTAGTTCCCTTTATTGTTCAGACACTAATAGATTGGGGATTGTGGTTTGATCGTACAAAAGAAACAGCAAAAGGTGGAGTACAAAAATCAGTAGAAGAGGGGTTTGAAACTGGACTTACACGTCTAGCTGTAGAAGGTCCAGACTTTACATCTGATAAACCAAATGTAAGAATTGTAATAGATGAGATACTTAATCAGACAGCAAGAACACAAAACACATTCCAGAAAATAGCTGCAAGGGAAATACAACGTGGCCTTTCAGAAGGGGATAATATGGCCAAAATCGTTGTAAGAGTTGCAAATAAATCAGAGGAATACATTGGGTTTAGACTTGATCGAATAGTTCGTACAGCAGCTAACGGAGGATTTGAGTTTGGACAACGAGAATCATTTCGTAAGTCTGGAATGAGTGAAATATCATGGTTGAGTCAGAGAGACAGTGATGTTAGAGATCCCGTAATTGGTAGTAGGTGGTCACATAGGGGTGCAGATGGACAGATAGTAGGAATAGACGATCCATTCATTATATTTGGAACAGGAGGTATATCGGAAACATTGTGGTATCCAAGCGACCCAAATGGATCACCTGGAAACACAATCTATTGTAGGTGCACATTGCGTCCCGTATCCTGATGTGCGTGTTGATGTTGTCTTTCCCTTGACAATGGCTGTATTATTCCACACACTGCATTGAGCGGCCGATCCTACAAATAATGGGATGCTGATATGCCCTATCAGATTCGCAAGAATCACCCCAAATGCAATGAGGGAGAGGTTGCATTATTGAACAAAGGAGAGTTTGTAGGTTGCCATTCAAGTAGAGAAGAAGCTCAACAACAAATATCAGCAATAGAGGCAAATAAGACAATGGACCTATTAGAAGGTAATCATGTTGCATCCCCACAAGTAAACCAAATTAAGGACCTAGATGATAAAGGTACATTTGGTGGGAAGTTGGTTATCTTTTCAGGTCCAGATTCGACCGACTTAGAACGAGATTTCTTCAACAATAAGACGGAGTATTTCCTTGACTTGTTTGGCAAGTCTGCTGCATTTTATCAACATGGAGCAGATCCAAAGTTAGGAAAGACTCGCATTGATGTTGATGGTGGAAAGCTAGAGAAAAGGGAGGATCACATCTGGTATGAAACCCAATTGCAGAAGCGCAACAAATATGAGGAAATGATCCACAAACTTGCAAAGAAAGGCAAGTTAGGATTGTCCTCTGGAACTGCCTCTCATTTGGTACAAAGAGAGAAGGTTGAAAGTAAGAGTGGGAAACCCGTACATTGGATTAAACAGTGGCCTTTGGGATTTGACTCAACATTAACCCCAACACCTGCTGAACCACGTACCAACATTTCTCCTGTAAAATCATTGGAGTTTAGTTCCCTTGAAGACATTGCAGCAAAAGTATTAGATGGAAAGAAGGTAAGTAATGAAGAAGTTAAGGAAGACATGAAGGCGCTTTCCATCTATGACAAATTAAGTCTAGTCCGAACTGACTTTAATGACCAGTTTGCAAATCTGGATGACTTTCGAGTTAGTACCAGAGACATTTATCCAGAGTTTATCATTGCAAGAAATGTAGATTCCGGTAAATACTTCAAGATTGAGTATGCCGGAAACATTGACAATGGGTTTACATTCCAGAGTCGCAATGAATGGACAGAGGTTCGGAAAGATACACAGTTTGTAGCTCGATCCATAGAGAGAAATATGGAGAAGACATTGGACGAGCTTAACAACCTTGTTGTAGGATCATCCTACAATAAGAATCACCGCGACGGTGACAATACATCTGATAAAGATGTGGGTACACTACTCGATGAAATGAACCAACTAATTGATTCTCATGCATAAACTTGGAAAGTGGTATTGGGCATTTATTGCCCTTTTTGCCGGAACCGTCGCGTTGTTTGGGGCGGAGTATGGCGCAGAAGTGCAACATCTGGATCATACATTGACATGTACGGCCGAATACCTTGGAGATAAGGTCGGAACATTGCATACCGACATGCCCGGTAATGGTATGTATGCATCGGCCGGAGCAGTTGCAACAAAAGAGTTGAAAGATAAGGTTGAGGGTCTTAAAAAGAACCTCAATCGTATCCTTGGGGAAGATGGTCTAGAAGGGGATGTTAAGACTGCAAAAGATGCAGCTCATGATGCCAAGACCAAGATTGAACGTATCTCCGAGGAAAACAGTCAACTTGTTGATGATATTAAAAGCCTACGTGAAGATGTAGGTGAGATTCAAGAACACGTTGACGAAGTTGATACAAAGGTTCAGGAGAAATGGACTGGAGGTAAAAAGCCTATTGACGATCTAGGTCAAAAGGTACTGGACAAGGTAGATGAGCGTAACTTTAAGAATCGTCCAAGTGCAGGGTCGTCATTGAAGGTTGATTTCGATGATGTTGGACTTAAAGATATCACTAACGTTTCTGGAAGTGCAGGTCCAGTTGTATTTCCAGATGAACGTGAACAGATCGTCCAAGATCCTACACTTAGAACCCCTACAGTTATTGACCTATTGACTGTGTTGGAAACTGACTCCGATGCAGTGGAATGGGTTAAGCAACAAAGTGAGACGGACAATGCAGACGTTCAATCTGGACAAGGTAGTGCACTTGGACAGACAGATATGACGTTTACACTTAATACGTCAACTGTCGCAACATTGGGGCATATTGCTAAGTCTAGCATCCAGATTCTAGATGATGCTCCACGTCTCCGAACATTTGTCAATACAAGAATGAGACAACTTCTTGAATTGGCACTTGAAGATCAAGTATTGCTTGGGGATGGTACTGGACAAAACCTAGATGGGATTTTTCCTCAATCTAGTGCCTATAATACCAACTTGGAAAATGCAGTTGTAGATGGTACTGCTGATGATATTGACCGAATTGGGGTTAGTATCCTTCAAGTTCAACGTTCAAACTTCCCTGCAACTGGCATTTTACTCTCACCATTGAATTGGTGGGGCATTGTTCTTGAGAAAGACAATGATGGTAGTTACAGATTTGCAAACGCACAAAGTCAACAAACACCACGACTTTGGGGTTTGCCAATTGTATCTACAAATGCAATGCCGGAAGGAAGCTCACTTGTAGGTAACTTTGCAGTTGGAGCTACCTTTTATGATCGTCGTCAGACTTCGTTGGAGATTGCAACGGAGAACGCTGATGACTTTGAGAAACTGATGGTAACTATTCGTGCCTATCTACGTGGTACGGTTACTGTCGAACAACCTGATAGTATGGTTAAGAACGAAAGTATGGATGCAACTTCTCCTTCTGGTGGTTCTTAATCGTAGGTTGACTTTTGGTTAGATTCCCTGCGTGATGGTGGGGGAACGTCATGGGTGACATTGTAATCGGAGTTGGTACAGGACGCTGCGGTTCTACTTCCCTATCGCAACTCCTATGTCAACAACCTGGTTCAAGAGTTACCCACGAAAGATATGCCCATAAGGTACGATGGAATTGCCCATCGTATCTATGGGCATATCGTTTATTTATGGACCTTAACAATGAACAAGTAGATGTAGCTGGAGATTGTGCATTTTACTGGACTCCGCACATTGAGCAATTTATTCATTGGGGAAATGAGTTTGACGTTCAGGTTAGGATTATAGGTCTAGTTCGTCCTCGTGATGAGGTTATTGCATCATACGAACGTTGGGTAACAGATAAGAATCATTGGCAGTATCACAATGGCGAAAAGTATGAGTTTAGCGATTGGGATAAGTGTTACCCAATATATAAGCCTGGAGAAGAACGTGGAGTTGCTATTGGAAGATTTTGGGATCATTGTGTATCCTTAATGCAAAATGCGGCAAACAATTACAGTGAGGTTAAGCTATTTGAGACAAGGGAGCTTAACAATGAGGTTGGAGTTAGGTATATACTGAAACATGCAGGTATACCGCAAAGTAATTGGAAAGTAGAAGCCGGAATTACAGAAAATACATCCCGGCAATATGCATAACAAGATTGCACACATTATAACAACACATGAGCGTCCTCGTGTTGCCCAAAGGTTAATTAACTCAATACGTAACCATTACGGCAACAAGCCCAACATATACATATGTGACGATAGTAGGGAGAGAACAGACTTTGATGGTGCATATAACGTACCTCCAAATGCGTATGATATTGGGCTGTCTGCAAAGAGGAATCATCTAGTGCAACGTACAAACGAACCGTATGTATTCGTTTGGGATGATGATTATATATGCACAGAGGATACAGACATACGAAAGTTCTTTGACCTTATAGAATCGCAGGATGATATTGGTGTTGTAGGTGGTAATTGGACATTTGGTAGAAAGAGGGACAATTGGTTTACCGGAGAAGTAGATTATAATGGTACCATTGCCGAACTTCGGCATCCGTCAGAAACGCTAATTTCGGCTTCTAACGGGCGCAAAGTTGGACCTTGGGTGAGGGTCATGTTTACCCCGAACTGGTTTCTCGCGTGCCGTGGTGCCGTTGAGTGGAATCCGTGGGATGAATCTTTGCCGTTACAGGAGCATATCGAGTGGTTCACGCGACTTGCAGCATTAAGAGCACCATTAAATGAGGATTGGCCCTATAATAAATTAGACTGGAAGTGGAGAAAAAGGTATATAAAACGTGCAACTGGAAATAATCCAGATGTTGTAGATAAGGATGGTAACATGGATGTTTACCTTAAGACTACCATCCAGAATAGAAAATACCTTGGCGGCCGGAAGATGGGGAATCAGTGGATTAAAGTACCCGAAGAATATGGCAAACAACTGGTAGATTATGGGTATGCAGAAACAGTTGTTCAAATGGATGATGCACGTCCATTCTACCTTCCAGATGTACCCGAAGATGTACCTCTAGGTGTTGCATTAGTATTGGATACGACTTGCATACATGATCGTCATGGTAGCAATCCCGAAAGATATAACAAACAAAGGAGTAGAAAGTGGGTGAAGCAAAAGAAGCAAAAGATGGGGATAACAGAAGAAAGGTATAGTCAGTGGCAAAGATCCCCTATTCAAGAAGACTGGAACATCGACAAACATCATTACAAACTACCAGAACTGTCATGAAAAAGGTTAAGGCAAAGACTGCATTTATGAATAATACAATGGAGAATGTATCCAGGGAAGGTAATAAAAACCTTGCAAATAAAGGGGATGTAATTCTCCTACCTGAACCTATAGCTGAAACATTAGAGATGAGAGGGTATGTCGAGTTTATAGAAGAAGATGAGGACGAGACATTCACGGAGAAGAAAGAGACTTCGGAGGTTAAGAAAGAAGACGAGGACCAGGAAGACAGTGGAGCTGATGTTGACAAAGGGAATAAGATGAACTTCTTCGATGAAATGATCCCGCAAACCTTTCCTCACTTCGGGCAACTAAAGAAGAATGACATTCACACTTTTGGTGATCTTTCAGATTATAGTGAGGACTTCACCGAAATAAGTGGGATTGGAGAATCCTACTCGAAAGACATTAAGGATGCATACATGGAGGCACGCAAAGAAGCTATCAATAAGCTCCAAAACAAGTGAGGTATTAAACACACATGCCTGTATCGGATGAATCTTTGGTAACACTGGATGGTGCAAAGAACATACTTTTACGTTCGGATGCAGAAGACAAACTAGCTGAACAAGTATTTGATGATTCAGGTCAGTGGTCTGATGAAGGTATACGTTTACTTGAAGAATCATCCGAACACGTAAAGAATCATCTTAATCGTAGGTTGCTTGTTGATACCAACAAGGCACTATTAAGGAGTATGGATTGGTGCCGTTCAGATCGTACTCCAAATGATGATTATTTGTACCGTCTGAAATTGCACCATGTAAATGAGTGGCCGGTATTATGGACGGATGAAGACACAATTATATACGGAGATCGGTATATTTTTGCAAAGGATAGATTGAACTCCGTAAACTACATTGCAGGTTATCGCAGAGAGGGACAAGATCAATTAAGTGACTTCTCAAGTGACATTGAGGACAATCTTAATAGCGTAGATGATATACCAACATTGCCCCAGGACATTATAGGTGTATCCCTACGTATTGCCGTGTATTGGGCAACGCAACAGATTAAGGGATTAGTTGGTATGTCCGAAAGTATCCAGAACATTGGATCAAACATGCGAGCTACAATCCAGAAGACAAGTCTGGATGAGAAGTTTGTATCTAATCAGTTAATGACACTTTTGGATTATAAGTTCTATGCTTAATGGCAATAGAATCTAACATAGACTTATTCGTTGCTGCATGGAAAGAGTTTCCCGAACAAATGAGGGAAAAGGTATTACGTCCATTAGCAGAAAGAGTAATACCTAATGAGTTCGTAAGAATCTCAACTCAAGAGTACATGCGAGATGCAGGAGCAATCTTTGTAGATCATAGTCCTGCATTGCCTCCAAATACTACCGATACATTACGGCAAGTTAAGGGTAGACTTTCAGCAGCAGTTGCACAAAACTTTAGGGATAATAGAGGATCTGGACAACCAGGTTCAGGAGGACGTTCAGGAATACGTGAAGGATTGCACACTTTTGAGTTCACGGAAATGGGCCTAAATTGGAAGGTAACAATATGGGTTCCATATGCACGAATACATGAGAAAGGAGGTAGGATTAAGATTACAGAAGACATGAGGGGATTCTTTTGGTTCATGTTTTATGAGACAGACTTTCCAGAAGCATTTAGGTGGAAAAGTTTAGCACTTGCAACAAAGAACAGAACACACTTTGAGATTCCTGCAAGACCGTACCTTTTACCTGCAATGCAAGATGCAGTACCAATTATCGTAGAGAAAGGGGAAGAATTGATTGATAACTTTACATTGGACCTAAAATAGTATGCCTGCATTTGAGGAAGTACCGATGCCGGAAAAACGTCAGGCATTGGTTGATTTATTGGAGGAAATCTTTACCGATCACAGTGAGGATTTTATTGTATATCAACGTCCTATCACGGCAATGATGAGAATTGGAAGCCGTGCAGAACGTAGAGATATACAAGAAAATAGTAGTGGGGAAGTACGGCATTGTGAGGTTTACTTTGATGGTCCTGATGCACCAGATAGTGTAGAAGAAGGTAACAATGTAATGCGAAATGATGGTACCCAACATGGGTCCATAGATGCATTTCGCGTTGTACTTTGGTATGGTATGTCCGAAGACGGTAATGGGAATATCGACAGCTTTGCACCTTGGGAAAGCCTGTTGACAGCCTATGATCCGATGGGTATATTACCCACCATTCGAGAACGTAGGTCTTTAGAGCCAACAGTGAACGGAACTCCGAGGATGGTATATCTTGGAGTTCCCCGCAACATTGTATATCCAAATGTGCCACGATCTCTCGAAGGAAGTGGAGAAGAAAGGGCACATTACATGGAGTTTTTAGTCTCAATCACAGATGCATAACAAAACACTATGTCTGTAACGAAAGACTTAGTACGTGAGTATTACGTCACGGAAGACAAACCAGAAATCTACGGAGGTACCCCAACATGGAATCAATATAAGGGGTCTGATTTGCCCGAAAGAATTGGGGATTCAGATGAGCCTACGGAAGAACCGAACATGCAAACTATCGGTGATGGTCGAGAAGTAATGGCATCCGTAGCTCAAAGTTTCTCTCAAACCATCTTTGAAGATGATTCAGATGGTACCATTTTTGACTTGTTTAAGACTGCTGCCGAAGAAAACGGTAACGTTTGGTTGAAACGTGTACCTCAACAGTCTGGAAAGTCTCCTGAAATTATTGGTGGAGAAATGGGAATGACTGTTGGTATGGGAAAGGTACGTCAAAATCAGGACGGACATCGTGCCTTTCAGGTGCAATATACAGCAGTGGGAATTGGTCCTGGTGATACAATTGAAGATGATACCTCTGGTAGCTAATCGCCTAACAACATAGGGAAGTAGTATGGCGTGGAAACAAACAAAAACATTTCGTCGGGATGGTCAGGAACTTAAGGAGCTAAAGTTAGATCCAGATCCTAAGTTACCTGCCCCTGATGAAATGTCTTTAGGTTTAGTTGAAGAGTGTTGCTTTTATCTACAAATAGATGTAGAAACATTACTCTTCACAAATGAGGATGTGGAGCTACCTGAACATCCTGCATTGATTCAGGCGCAGGGATTTATTGATGCATTGGTACTCAACTCCGAAGAGTACAACATCAAAGAGATGCACCCTGCACAAGTAAAAAGTCTAATAGCGGCATTAACCGCTTATTTTATAAAAGCCTCCAAGACATTATAAGTCTTACGGAGGCAAGAATAGACTTTTGGAAAGACACATTCATGTGGTACCCTAAATCAGAGGAAGGGGATCACACGTCTTTGCTTGCAGAACTTACACGTCTAGATGCAAGCGAGTATAACGAATTGGTATACAATTGGCCGATTCAAAGGCTGATATTGTATATCGAGAGAAGTAGGGTCCGAAAGGTATTTGATGAAATATCCTAGATTCATATGGCTGCCTCCATACAAGTCACCTTGGACATTGACGATCAAGGTGCAATTAAAAAGGTACGTTCAACAGGACGTGTATTTGAGAACTTAGGTGGGGCAATAACATTTGCACGTCAAGAATCAGAAGGATTTGAACAAGGATTAAAGGATTTTGGTGATAATGCGATTGAAGCCGATCAACGCATTAGAGATTTATTTCAAGGTGTAGATGATCTTTCAGGCAAGATTGGTGCTGCGGAACAAGTAGCAGAAAACTTTGGACTACAATTACAACAAGTTGCGCCTCTCATTGACTTTGGTGCCGAAGATTTTGGCAAGGAAATACGTGGATTTAGAGACGAATTGCAGGAAGCAAATGGGGATCTAACCCAACTGTCAGATAACCTTGAGAAGTTAGACGATAGTTCAAAGAAAGCTGCACAAAGTCAGGAGGAATTAAGTGGCATCCAGATGGAGACTGCAAATGCATCTGGAGAACAGGCAGATAAACTAATCGAAAGTCAATCTGCATTACAGCAATATGATAACTTAACTGTTGAGGCAATTGATAGCCAAAACAGACTTGAGAATCAAATATCAGTATCGGCCGAAGAAACAGAAGAGTTTAACAATAACGCATTACGTCTTTCTAATGTATTAGATAGAGCTAACACTAATACATTAGAAGCATCAAATACTTACAATAGGTTCTCCGATAGTCTATCAATCACATCTGGGAGAACAGAAGAGTTCAACAACTCTGTTCTACGTGCGGTAAATAGACTAGAACAGATGGAGGTACAGGCTGATGCTACAAGTGTAGCTCAACTTCGCATCAGAGATCGTACCGCAGGATTTGTGGGTGAGATGGGCAATATGAATAACATCCTCTTTAGTACAGGGGATCTCATCCAAGATTTGCAGTTTGGTTTACGTGGAGCAGGCAACAACATTGCATTTGTTGCAGAGGAACTAATACGTGCAAGTCAGAACGTAGGTGGGTTTAAGAATACACTTCAAGGTGTATTTGCGGCATTGAAAGGTCCTGTTGGTATTATCGTTGCACTACAGGGTCTATTGGTAATGGCCCCAAAGATTGCAAGCTGGTTTGCATCTAGAGAAGAAGAAGCAAAAGAGCTAGAGGAAGCATACCAAAGTGTTTCCGAGTCTATCCTTTCAATGCAGGCTGAAATTGGAGAGTTTCAGGTAGAAACATTAGATGAAGCAAAGCAGGTAAGGGATGAATTAGAACGAATGAGAGATGCACCTGAACTGTTTAATGAGATTATTAGGTTGAGAAAGCAGTTCGCAGATACAGATGTAGATGTATCGCAAATAGGAACAATAGTTCAGGCAAGAGCACAACTTGGAATTGAGGAAAGACTGTCTCTCGAAGAACTACAAAAACGTCAAGAAGAAGCACAAGAGTTCTTTAGTCAAAACGAAGAGGCAATTAAATCGCAGCTCGAAAATGTAAATACACTTATACAAAGAAGGCGTGTAGAAAAGAGAGCATTAGATGTTATTCAGGATACATCAGCAGAACGGGTTGAAGATGAGGAAAAAGTAAACGAACTGGTAGAAAGAAGAAAGGGAGCAATAGAAGAGGTTCAAAATGTAATTATAGAGACTAACTTTAACCTACTTAAACTATTAAGTCAACCTCTTGATTTAGACTTTAGTTCTGCAATTCAAAGTGCAGAAGATGCTAGAGATTTCCTTGATAGTAACCTATTAGACTCAATCACGAACGTCAATAAAGTATTATCAAGACTTGAGACGTTATTCAACCAAGCAACATCAGAAGATCAAAGAGAAAGGTTAAGACAAGTACGTCAAGAGTTTATTGAACTCCGAGAAACAATGGGTACACTGGATGAAGATCCAGTTACCTTCGAGGATACTGTTCAAGGTATAACGGACGTTAGACGTGTAATGTCCGTTGGGATGCTCAATACTATTAACAGAATAAACCATGCAATAAGCGTACTTGATGATGAGCTAAGAAATACAAGTGATAAAGAGTCTATTGAAAGGATACAAGAGCTTATAGAAAGACTTAAAGATACAAGGGATGAATTAAAGGGTGCAGGAGAAGATGCAGAAGATGCAGCCGATAGTGTATCACAGTTTAGTACAGAGTTTACATCATTAGATGCACAAAGAGCAGCAGTACAAGGATTGCAATCAGCATTTATCGAACTTGGTGCTGCAATAGGTGAGGGAGAAAGTGTTATTAAATCATTTAGTGATGCAGCACGTTCGGCACTTGCAAATGTAATGAGATTGGTAGGTGAACAGTTAATTGCAGTTGGTACAGCTCAAATTATAACAGGAGTAGGTGCTGGAAGTGGTGCATTATTGGTCGCACTAGGTACAGGATTAGTTGCAAGTGCAAGTGCTATAGGTCCGAGTAGGGGTACAAGTAGAGGTAGAGATAGGGGTGAAAGATTAGAATTAGAAGGTGGTGGAGAAGGAGGGTTTATTCCATCCCGTGAAAGTGGTGGTCCAGTTGAGGGTGGAAGATTGTTTGAAACACATGGATTAGGTGATAGAGAGTTCTTCATTCCAAGTGCAGATGGACAAATAGTTACAAGGGATGCAATGGAATCAATTGCACCTAGTTCTGGACTTGCATCAAACCAGAACGTTAATGTAAACACGTTGGTACGCTTAATGGGTGAAATAAATGGTCCCGATCTCTTCGAGCTAGATACACGTCTAGAAGAGGTAAAAGAGTTTAAGGATAAGAACGCAAGACAGTAATGCCAATTGTTGATGTTGACGTTTCAGGAAGAACAGGGTTATACAATGTAACTATATTCGACATTGAAAATCTACGTTCACCTTTTAACGTTGAACTAGAGAATGATCTTATAATTGGATATGGCGAACTTAAACGGCAACCATTAGTCCAGATTCTTAAGAGTTGGGTACAACTTGCATTTAGGGATGAGACATTAGAATTACACAAAGAGTTTAGGGGTGGCTTTGCCCCTAGGAAATACCTTGTTGAGATTGATGGTCCAGGTGTACTTTGGCGTGGGTTAGTTAAAAAAGAGTCACGTACCATACCATTCTCGCAGAGAACGCAGGTAGAAAGAACAGTATTAAACTGCTACGGAGGCATAACAAAAGATAGGCTTACATTACCAACAGAAGGTATACTTGGGGATGCATCAGGAGCATTTTTTGATGATCTTCTAGTTCAGGGTATTGTATTCGGAGACGATGAGATATACAGATCCGACGTTCAGTTAGTGGATAGGGATGGTATAACAAAAGACCTATCAGACCGAGTTGACTCACTACCATTAAACATAACAAGGAAAAGGTCTATATATGATGCCTTTATAGAGTATGCCAAGACAACAAAGGCAATGCTATATAGATCATTAAGTGAGGGTGCACTTGTTATTGATAGTGCACGTTTAATTGGTAGTGGTGGAACTGTACAACGTCGAACTAGGGATGATCGTATAGGTAGTGGTTTAGGTGGTATGTTTGACTTTGGGAACGATGATCCCCAATTGTCAGACTTTAGTGATTATGAAAGAGAGGAAAAGGTTGTAACAATAGATGAGTTTGTAATTGAGAGAGATTCAGATGGACTTGAAGACCTAGATAGGGCGGCCGTCATACGTGTAGAGTTAGAGCAAGAAGGTAACTTAATACAGCCGGGTTCATCTACTCTTCCTGGTACGTCGTTTGCAGCATGGAAAAGAGATTCACCTGGTACCTCTACATTAGATACATACTTTGGAACGGATATAACAAAGTTTGTAGTAGTAGTTCCAGATGGTACAGTAGAACTCTTTTTGGGTGAAATAACCCCAACTCAATCACTAGCTTTACTTGTGACATGGGAAAATGTAACTGGATCACCTGGAGTTACACTTAAATACAGAGGTGATGATGGTAGTACAGAAAGCGTTTCAGATGCATCTACAAAGTCGGGTATTATTGGTCCTGTAACAACAGACAGAATTGATCCTGTAATTGAGGTATCTGGATCGACAAGTGATGAAATAGAAATAAAGGCAAGATACGTAGATACAAACGAAAGAATAATTGAGACACTAATTGCAGATTCAGAGGATAAAGGAGTTGACGACATTACAATTAAAGATGTTGTTCCTCCATTAGTTCTAATGGGTGCCGTAGATATTACAGAAGCAAAGAGCATTAAGATACCGGGATTGAGTATTGACAATAACCAACCCTGGTTAGTACGTTCAAGTGTTGAGCGTGCATATCGTCCCTTTGGTACACAAACAGCGAGAGGGAAATTGTTTGGCGTTCATGGTCCAGAAAATGTATTCTTTATTAACGATGATGATGGTACACCTTACATTGCAACTGGACTTGAGGTAAACCTAACAACAGGAATTACCGATGTTGCACTTGTAGAAGTTCCTCCGCATTTGCTAGAAGGAGTAGAATAAAACACTATGTCAAGATTTGTACGGAGGAGATTATTTGAACGTATCGTATTTTGGCAACCTGCATCAGGTACGATCATTGATCTACCTAGTAGGTTTGCATTGTCCTTTGAAGGTCCGTCTAACAGTGAGGAATACGTTCAACTTACAGATGGTACCGAAAGACCTGTAAGAAGAACATCACAAGTGCAGGTTCCTGTTGTAGCCAGGGAGCTTGCTTTAATGGGTGATATATTCCAGTCTCTAAATTGCCCCGTACATGCAGCATTTATTGGGGGTCCAAAAGCAGATAGCTGGATGTGGCTTGAAGATACACGTCTAAATGTAACAGATCCAGCCGTAAGTTCAGGTCTACAAGTAGAAAAGGTTCTCAACTTAACTTCCCATATATACTATCCAGCAATATGGGAAGGAATGGACCTATTAGAAGGGGTTCCGTGGCAAGGTACAGAAGCAGTTAATCCCAATGATAACCTTGCCAAAGATTTACAAATAGATGGAGTCAGTTTAGTACGTACAGGTTCAGGTTCAAGACCGGGATATAAAGGTCCATTATGGACGGCCGGAGAAAATGCAACTGTAGACTTAGCTGGAAATGCATCAAACCTCACATCTTTATCTCAAGCAATCATAGAGATAGAGTTTCCGGTATGGTACTCAACATTGGAGCTTAAGTCAGTTGAAGGATATGGCTTAACAAATGCAAGAATACAGGCTGTAAATTGGGATGGTACTGCCATCCAAACATCGACCGGAGAGTTACAAATACCTAAGAATACATGGAGTGTACGTTGTATATTAGATGATGCCAATGCAAGACCTAGACTTCTGGTAAAGAATACCGGAGAGAATAAGGCTAGGGTTTATGCCGGCGGCGTAACTCCAGATTGCAGCAGAGTATCAGATCCAAATTGGAAGGAGCTTCCAGATCCAAATGTACCTCCAGTTTGGGAGAAAAGAGGTAATGTATGCATTGACCAAACAAATAACCCGCCAACATTCGAGCAGAAAGAGGACCTTTGTTGGTTTGCAGATGCATCCCAAACAACGGATAATGTAACACCTGTTTGGGAAGACAAAGGAAATGTATGTTGGGAAGGGCTTACTGGACCGCCATCAGAAGGCGCTCAAGTTACATACGATGATACCAAGAATCTATTTACGGCAGATGGTGGGTTTGCACGTATAGATTGGGATTCATTGAGAATTACCCTTTATCCCGACATTGGAAATGGGCAAATAGCAGCAGATGATAATGCGGGCTTTGTATTCCTTGCAACATCGAGCGGAGTTACACGGGCAGAGTTAATTGCACCTAGTACCAACCAAACAGATATATTTAATGGTCAAGAGGTTGTAGGTATAGACGTAGATCAATCAACACGAACGATTTACGTATCCCATGAAAACAAAGATGGGATATGGCAAATGGCCTACGATGGTAGTAATTATCAGGAAGTAGGATCTATTGCAGATCGTAACTTAGCATTGTCCGTTGTTAGTGCTGCAAATGAGGGGTACATATTTGCTGCATCTGGAGACAACAGTACCCTTAAGAGATACAATTTAGATGGTAGTGGAGAACTCACCATTGATACAACACCTGGTATTACAAGAAACGTAAACGTTCATGTAGCATCAGATTTGGTATACTTTGAAGTAAGATCGGGAACAAGGGTTGACTACATTGCTAGAAAGTTTGATGGTTCAAGTACCAACAATAGTATAGCAATTGCAGTTTCATCAGGAACACCACCTAATCCTGCATGGACAGTATTGCAGAAAGAACGTAAGTTGATATTTGTACAACAAGTTGAAGGATTTAGTAATGCATCTGTAAATACAGCAGAATTAGACTTTGATGGTCAGTTTACAAGTATAGGTCCAACATCGCAGGCAGATACAGGAGCATACATTACAGCACAAGCATCACTTAACGTTCCTTCCAACACGTCGCCGGAGTTCGAGCAAAAAGATTCCCTTGAATATCAAGCCTAAATACAACTATGAGTTGTGAGACATGCGAACGTACCGTTAGTGCTACAGATGGTACCGTAAACTTTCAGGAGAGAGTTACGGACGAAGATGGGGATAACCTTACTCTTTTGTCCGTGGAATTGGATACCATAAATGGTACTCAACAGTCTGGATCAAATCGTAACCCAAGTTGGCTAAATTGGAGTGTACAAAAGAGTACACTTGGAAATGGTAGCTCCGAATTGCTACTCGACTTTGCACTTGATGAATCCGGCTTACAGGCAGATACAGATTATGAGTTCAAAGCAGT